CTTCAATCGTAACTACAGGAAATACAGCACCATTCAATACAACTGGCGCCGCCGCTACACGTGCTTCAACAGATACTTCTGCCTACGCAACTGGCTATGACGGAATTCTGCCAACTGTTCTAGGCGCTAATACTGGCAAAAATAATGCCATTAACAGCACATTTAGCACATCAAACCCAGGAAATGAATATCAAGTTGTCTTTAGTAGCCTTTATGACGCTTCTAAGGCCGACCCAGATGAGATTTTCTTGAATGGCTCAGACCGCAAGCAACTTTCAGACGCAATCAAGAACGGCTCAACCGCCAACTATCGTATTAATCTATCTCAGAACGAGGTTGGAGATTACGTAGGCGGCGCTGTTATTGGTGCGCTTAACAATGAAATCACTGGCAAAATGGTGCCACTAACGGTTCACCCTTGGCTTGTTCAAGGTGTTTCGCCAGTTATTTCTTACACTTTGCCAATTCCTGATACAGAAGTTTCCGATGTATGGTCAAACTTCTTGGTTCAGGATTACATGGGAATCCAATGGCCTGTAACTCAATTTGCTTATGAGTTCAGCACTTACTTCCGTGGCACTTTCTTCTGCACCGCTCCCGCATGGAACGGCGCAGTTTCAGGAATTGTTAGCGCATAGTTAAGTTGATGAGATGTGGCGCTGAAGGCGCGCCATGTCTTATTAGAGAGAAGGAAAAATGACGCGATTAGTGGCACCACAAGGGGTTCAAGGCATAGATGTTAATACGCCACGTGGCGTTGCTCAATATAGTCGTGATAAAAAAGGCTTTATTAACGTAGAGGACAAAAAACATTTAAGGCAAATGAAGGCGGAAGGCATGTTTGAGGCTTCACTAATGGGTTCAACTACTCATAACGTTGGCTTTACTTGCAATAATTGTGGATTTGGTTCTTGGTTCAAAAAATGCTCACGTTGCGGTTATGAAAATGAACGCATAATGAAAGATGGTGATTGATGGCAACTGGCATATCGGCGCAATCGTCTTTTACTGAAAACCCAATTTTAACGATAGCGGAATATAAGAACGCGCCAACATCTATTGATTTTGATAATCTAGTAGTAGGCGGAAACTCAGGCGCACAAGACGCAGAATTAGCGCGCGTTATATTACGTGCCTCATCTTTTATTGGCGAATACTTAGGGCAAACTATAACAGCGCAAACACTTACAGAAACTCAGCGCACGCGCTTTACGCCTAGTGGCTTTATATCGTTACACCCAAGCAATACGCCAATTATTTCTTTACAGAGTTTTTATTACGGCGCAGACCCCACAAATCTTGTAACATTACCAGACCCCTCTGTATCTTGGTTTGAAAATGAACAAATAATTATTCCTATTTCGCAACTATCATTAACTTTTTCTAGTGCTGGGCCACTTTCGTTTGGCGGTGGCGGCAGTAGCACTTATCCAATTTTTACTAAATATGAATATACGGCAGGCTATGTAAATAACGGAATAGCCACAGCGACAGCAACAGCCACGTCTATGACGGTTCAAGACGGCACAGGAATTGTGGCAGGAGGCAGATACCGCATTTATGACGGCGCAAGTTCTGAAACAGTAACAGTTGCCAGTAATTACGTATATGGCTCAACAACTGTTCCACTCACGTCGGCTTTAGTTTATACTCATGCGGCTGGCGTTACATTTGGCAATCTGCCTAACACAATTAAAGAAGCCTGTATTTTAATAACTACGGCTTTCTTACGCGTTCGCGGCGATTCTTCTATGACTATGAACATTACGACTTTCTCACAGGCAAACGTAGGCGGCGACCAACGTTACGGCAACGACATTAAAATGGCGCTAGAAATGTTAAATCTATATCGGAGAATCCGTTAATGGCAGGTCGCGTTGGCGTTCGCACTACGTTATACAACTTTCTCCTTACGCCAGCCATAACCAATCTTAATCAAGTTTTTACGTCATTTCCCAAGCGCATAAATTTCCAAGTTAATTCAACGGCGGGTCAATTATCGCGCTCAGCCGCCGTTGTTTTTATCCAATCAGAAACCGAAAGCCGTATTGCGATTGGCGGCGCCACTAACGGCTGGAAGCGTGTTGATTACAGCGTTATTGTTCAAGTTTTTCAACACTCATTACAGCGAAATGCCGAAGATGTGATGGCAGACTTTGATACACTTATAGACGCAATTAAGACTAGACTACGTTCCAACCATAACTTTGGTGATACCACAGGCACTTTAGTATGGCAAGGCGCAGAGCCTATTATTAATGCCTCATATGGTGAGCCAGCAACTAATGAAGAAGGCGCTACGGAATTATTTGCTGAATTACAATTTGATGTTACAGAAATGATACAAGCATAGGAGCACAAATGAAATATAAATATAACGGCACAGATACACGCGTGATTCCTTCGCTTGGAATTGTTGTAAAATCAGGCGATGAATTTGACGCACCAGATGGATTTAGCGCGGCTGATGTTACTGCGGCAAGCGGAACAAAAACAGAAATAAAACCAGTAGCACAACAAGCGTCTGTAACAGACAAGAAATTAGGAGAGTGAGTAAATGGCAGTCCAAAATTCCGTTCGTTCTTATGTGGGTATCGCCAAAGAAGTCACAAAAGGAACAGCAGTAGCCGCAACAGATTATCTACTATTAAACAAAGATGGCTTTAAGCCAGTAGATATGATTGACCCTTTATTTGATAAAGGACTACGTGGCGCGGCAGTAGATAGTTACAATTATATTCCTGGTCGCACGAGGTCAGAAGTTGGTTTCGGCGGTTCTGTATTTGCAGATGGCATTGGCTATCCACTTACTGGACTTCTTGGAGCCTGCGCAACAACTGGCGCAAGCGCACCATTTACGCACACAATCTCTTTGAAAAACAGCCTAGCGGCAACAACAGATATTCAGCCACTCTCATATACAATCACCGATTTTTATGCGGCGGCTGTTCGTTTTTACACCGCACAGCAATTCAATGAATTTAATCTTAAGTTTAGCGCAGATGGATTACTAGAGTTTGACGCTAAGAGTAACGGCAATCTTTCAAGTTCAACAACGGCGCCAACGCCAACATTTAGCACAGTTCTACCAACTCCTGTTTGGCAAGGAACTGTATCTATTGGTGGTTCGCCAGTTACTAACGCAATGGAAGGTAATATTTCCATGAAGCGAGCAGTAACGCCAATCTACGGCATAAGCCAAACGCAAAGTCCTTTTAGCACATTTGTTGGCGCACTAGAAGTAACTGGGTCGCTCAAATTTGTGATGGAAGATAACACCGAACTAACACGCTTCCTAACTGATACGCAACCAGCCATTGTTCTTAACTGGGCATACGGCGTAAGTGCGGCGGCAGTTCAAATTCAAGCAACGATTACTAAAGGCGCATACACAGCCGCCGTTATTGAACGTAGTGATGATTTTGTAACTATCTCTGTTGAGATTACAGGTCAAGGAAATACATCAGACGCAGGCGCTTCTGGCGGTTTTTCTGCCATCAAGTGGGTTCTGCAAAACGCAAAGGCTTCTGGCACATATATCTAAGCCAGAACAAATGTGCTAGAGAGTTGGTTGAGCAGTCGCCTTCCCTGTTCCTACTCTCTAGCACCCTTTAATTGATAAACTGGAAGGCAAATATCCCTACTGGAAGGAAACAAAATGGCAAGCAAGAAATTAAAACTACCAAAGAGTGGCGCAGATGTTGTTTTACGCGACCCTTCAGAACTAAGAGTTAAAGACCGCAAAAAAGTATATGCCGCCGCCGCTAAAGAAGATGAAGGCATTATGCAAGCGTTATCTTTCACAGATGGCTTAATTGCCATTTTAGTAGAATCTTGGACTTTAGACTTACTACTTCCGTCTATTCGGCTCTCAATTCTTGATGAATTAGAGATGGCTGATTATGATTATTTGGTAGAACAAACCAAAGAAGCACAAGAAGCGTTATTTCCAAAATTAGCAAAAACTGAAGATACAGAAAAGGACGCCGAAAGCCCTTTCGGAGAGTCCAAAGATTAAAATGGTTACTTGAAGGCGGCAAACGACATGAAGCCTTTTCGTATCCCGATAACGAATGGTTTTACTATGTTTGCGCCACAGAATTTGGTTGGACGCCAATGGAAGTTGATGAACAACCTGCGGCCCTAATTGATTGGTTAATAGCGATTCACGGAACAGTAAAGCAGGTAGAAAATGATAAAAACCAATCTTAAACTGGTTCGTGATTCGTTAGAAAAGAGCGCACAAAAAATAAACGCTGGCGCAGAAGGCTTAGCCAATGAAGCCATGACTATTATGATTCAACTAAGCAAGGCTGAAATTCAAGGCAGACGACCTGTTGGACAAAAAGCAACGGCTGGACAACCGCCAATGAATAGAACTGGCAATTTGAGGCGTTCTATAACAGGACAAAAACGCAAAGTGGGTTTTTCGCAATATCAAGTTATAGTTGGTCCAACAATTGAATACGGAAGAGCGGTAGAATTAGGCGGCGCATACGCGCCACGTTCATGGAAAGGAACTTCAGCAATGGCAGGATTTCCGTATATGGCGCCTGCTTACGCCAAGTTTAAGCCGTTGTTACCTAGCCTTGTTCGCAAACATTTATCTATCGGCGGTAAGTAATGGCTAACTTTTTACCGCCAGCAATTATTGAAATAAAAGCACTTGCAGATAAAGCCATTGCTGAGTTCAAAGAAGTAAATCAAGAACTTGGAAAAATGGAAAAAGAGGCCGACAAAGCGGGCGCAGGCATTAGCGGCATGGAAAAATCTTCAAAGATTGCTACTGGCGTTTTACTTGGACTAGGTGCGGCATTTGCTGGTTTTGCTGCCATTGGCATTAAAGAGGCGATGGAAGCGGAAACGGCATTAAATAAACTTGGTTCAACAATGAGCGCCGTTGGCGTGAATACGACAGCCAATAGAGATAAAATTTTAAAACTTACCAACAGTTACGTAGATTTAGGTTTTTCGGGCGACACGGCTGTGGCGGGTTTTGAAAAATTATTACGTGTAACTGGCGACGTAGATGAATCACAAAGACTTTTGGCATTATCGGCAGACTTAGCGCGAACTAAGAATATTGGCTTATCAGACGCGGCAGGTATTTTGAGCAAAGCGAGTATGGGAAATGCCAAAGCATTTAAAGAAATGGGCATAACGCTAGACACTACGTTGCCTAAATCCGAAGCCGTTGCAAAAGCAATGACCGAATTAAACGATAAAATTGGAACACAGGCAGAAAACGCCACAAAAACATTTGCTGTGCAATTACAAATAGTTAAAGAAAGATTTAACGATACAGCCGAATCATTGGGCGGGGTTTTATTGCCAATGATTAAAGACTTATTGGAAAAATTAAATAAAGGCATAGAGTTTGTTAAAAGAAATTCTGAAGTGTTTAAGACATTGGCTGGCATATTTCTTACAGTAGCCGTTGCTTTAGCGTCATATAACGCAGCAATTAAAATTCAAATGGGCTTAACTAAGGCGTGGTCTATAATAACTGGAATTCAAGTCGTAGTAACTAAATTATTAACTGGACAACAAATAGCACTTAATGGGGCTATGAAATTAAACCCTATTGGCCTTGTCGTTTCTGCTGTCGTTTTACTCATCGGCGGGCTTGTAA